ATCGTCCTTTTGGTGAGGTTTATCGATACATTGGTATTAAAGCTTTAGAGCCTAATGCTAAACCATTAATCATTGTCAAAGGTCGTCAGGTTGGAGCCACTACTATGGCTAGTGCTCTAGAAATGTATTTTATGGGTTCTGGTATTTTTGGTAATACAGAAAAGCCACCTATTAGAATTATCCACGCATTTCCTCAGTTAGAATTAGCTGCAGCCTACTCTAAGACTAAATTAAATCAAATTATTTCTTCTTCTGTTCAAGTTAATCAAGATAATGATAAAAAATCTCTTAAGTCTAAAGCTTATATGCAGACTTTATTAGATCAATCTACTGCTACTAACGATTCTTTGCATTTTAAACAATTTACTGGTGGAAACCATTTATGGGTAGAATCTGTAGGACTTGACGGTGACCGCATTATGGGTCGTACCGCCGATGTTATTTTCTTTGATGAGGTACAGAAAACTACTGGTATGGCTATCGGTAATTCTCTTAAAGTTTTAACCACAGCTAAATATGGTAAACCATCTAAGGGAGTACAAGTTTATTTTGGAACTCCAAGACGTAAAGGTTCTGACTTTCATAAAATGTGGCAGACCTCTTCTCAACAATATTATTACTTGGGTTGTGAGCACTGTCAAAAACATTTCCCTCTTTATACTCCAGGCACTGATGAGTGGAAGAGTATTTGGATTCATGGTTATACCGTTAAGTGTACACATTGTGGACATGAACAAAATAAATTAGAAGCGGCTGAACGTGGCAAATGGGTCGCCTTAAAAGATCCTGATGATGAAGATTGTCAAATGGTTGGCTTCCATCTTAACCAGCTATACATGCCAATGTTTACCAGAGAAGATATTGATAATGAAACTCCTGGCAAGCACCCTATTAATACTGAACGTGTATTTATGAACGAAGTATTGGGAGAATTTTTCCAAGGAGATGCTAGCCCTATTACACCCGAAGAAATTAAAGAACAATGTGCTGACATTGGTAGAAAATTTAGTGCTAGAATTCTTCCAGTTAAAAATTCTGCAAATCCACAGATTGTAGTATTAGGTATCGACTATGGCGCTCGTGCTGACTTAGAGCAACTAGCTAATCCCGATAAAATAAGAACAGCTGGCCAGTCTTATAGTACTGCTGTAGTATTAACAGCTAAGGGCCCTAATTTATTATCTATTGAATTTGCCACTAAGTTTAAGCGCAATGATATGGAGAGTAAGAAGGGTATTATTGATCAAATTATGAGACAATATAGCGTTCAATTAGCTGTAGGAGATATTGGTTATTCTAATGACTTTTCTTCTATGTTACACAATGTGTATGGTGATCGTTATTTAGTATCTCGTGCTCATAATAAAGTTAATGGTCATGTTAAATTCACTGCAGATGCTTTTCCTAAAGAAATAGTTTTTGAAAGAGATCATTATATTGGTGAGCTTTATGAACAAATGAAAAAAGGAATGATTAAATTCCCATTTGGAGATTATGAGAAAATTGCTTGGTTAATTGAACATTGTTGCAGTATGGAAATTAAACCTTCTATTTCTAGAATGGGTGGAGACCCTACTGTACATTATGTTAAAGGAAGTACTCCAAACGACGGATTTATGGCACTTTTGAATGCTTATATTGCTTATAAATTCATAATTACCAAAGCTTTCACTAATAATAATCCTATACTTCAACAACAAACCTTTGCTCAAAGGAATAAACCATTGGTCACTACAGCCTTTATCCCTCGTAAATTTTAATAACTCTACAAAACTGATATATTATTAGTTGAGTATAGTAGAGGGTGTGGAAATAAATGAGGTTTCATGGCTGTTAATAAATCTGCAAAATTATGGGTTGGCCCCTCTAATTCTGATCAATATATGGGCTCTAGATCTACTATTCCACAGGTAAGCGCCCTTATGTCTAAAAGCGTTTCTGATATTAGAAGGCAAGGAATTTCATCAGAAGTTGATCAGGGTCTATTCAGAGATGGCTCCGGTCCCACTTCTAAAGATGAGGGAGCTACGGCTAATGGCCGTGTAGTTTCTTCTGTTGGTGTTCATAAATACGCTCAAGTCGTTAGTTCTGGCGGAAATTTTCGTGGAGGTTCAGGAGATACTGTTAAACAGACACCTGAAGTATATTCTCCATTATGGTTAAATTCTAATCTTAATTTACCTAGAGATAGAGCCACTATTAATGCTTGGTGTAGAAGCTTTTATGCTTTAAATCCATTTGTTCATAATGCAATTAATCTTCACAGCACTTACCCAATTAGTAAGTTAAATATTAAGTGCCCTAATAAAGATATTGAAAAATTCTTCAATGATATGATTGAAGAAATTGATTTAATGAATATTTGTGTGCAAATTGCTCAAGAATATTGGTTATTAGGTGAAGCTTTCGTATATGCAGAATTAGATGAAAGTCGTGGTAAGTGGAGTAGATTATTAATCCAAAATCCAGACTATATGATTGTCAAGCGTACTGTGGTTGCTAATGAGCCAATCATTATGTTACGCCCTGATGAAAATTTGAAGAAGATTATTTTCTCTAATAGGCCAAATGATATTGAGCAGCGCAAACAGCTTAATAATCATATCATTGATTCTGTTAAACGTGGAGAAAATATTCCACTTGATAATTTCCATGTTTCACATTTGGCTCGTAGAATCAGCCCTTATGAAATTCGTGGAACAGGATTACCTGTTTGTATTTTCCGTCAATTAATGTTATTCGATAAGCTTAGAGAATCAAAATATGCTCAAGCTGATAACATGATTAACCCTTTAACTTTGGTTAAAGTTGGCACAGATGGACCAGATGGTTTACATCCAACATTTGCTGATCTTGAAGCCTGGAGAAATGTTTTCGAAGAAGCTCAATATGATAAAGATTTCAAAATCTTTACTCATGCCGGCGTAGCTGTTGAAAGAGTTGGTTATGGCCAAGGTATTTATGATATTTCTGGCGACATCACTCAAATCATTAAAGAAATATATGTAGGTCTACAGGTACCACCAGTATTAATGGATGGTGGTGCTGACACTACCTATGCTAACGGGGGTGTTGCTTTAGATGTATTGAGGCAGCGTTACATGCAATTCCGTAATATGATGTCTCAATGGTTAAAGAGAAAAATCTTTGCACCAATCTCTAAAATTCAAGGGTTTTATGATTATTCTAACGGCGAAAAACAATTGATTGTTCCAGAAGTTGATTGGAACCACATGTCATTGTTTGATGCTGGAGATTATATTAACGGATTAGTTACCTTGACTCAAGGTGAAGACGCGGCTAAAAGAGCTTCTTTGCATACTTTGTATCGTTCTATGGGCCTAGAGTTTGAAGATGAAATTAGAAAGATGCGAAAAGAAGCAATTCAGCTAGCTATCAATAAAAAAGAAAAAGCTGCTTTAGATGCTATGGACTTGAATTCACTTAGATCTTTGGATGAGGAAGATGAAATTCCAGAGCCAGAAAGCCCTCCAGGTGCAGCCGGCGCTCCAGGCGGTGAAGCACCATTACCAGGTGAGGCGCCAGGGGGAGCCCCTCCAGGTGGTGGATTACCAGGATTAGATTTAGGACCTACAGGAGGTGGAGGCGGCAGTCCTCCACCACCACCTCCACCACCAAGTGGCGGCCCACCTCCTCCATAATGGGATAAATATTAACACTTATGTATAATCTTGTATTTATGTACTGATTCTACGTAAATGAAGGACTTATCATGCAGAAAACTGCTCAAAAAAGAAGCGTTCTTAATAAACTAAGAGAAATGACCAATGTCAGTGGTATTGCTGCTGAGAAATTCTTTAATCCAGAATTCAAAAAGGTCATGGAAAGCTTGCGCGCTAAGGACGATGAAATTAGATCAATTGTTTCTGGAGAAGACATTGGTGAAGGTTCAGCCGGTTCTGACCCAATGTCTGCTAAGTCTATTCTTAAATCTGCAAGATCTAATTTTAATAGAAGAGAGTACATGTCTTCTATTGCTGATTTAAGTAGATTTCATAAGAAAGCAATTGATGTTGTTATGGTTATCAGATCTTTAAATAAAGATGTAGATGCCGTACATCATGAGTTTCTTTATAAAGATCTTCCAGAAGATAAAATTAAACATCTTAATGATCTAAAGCAAAGATTTGCCGCAACTCAAGCTCAGTTAATTAAAGAAGCTGGTATAGCTGATTTTCTTGTTAATATTGGAACTAAAAGAGGTCGCGCTCTTGCTCTTTGGGAAAAAAGATATCCTGAAAAGACTAAGAAGCTAAAGAATTCTATTGAGTCTTTACTTAAAGATTCAGATACCTTTTTAGATAAACTATTACTTCATTTAAAAGAAATGGCATCTGCTCGTTCTACTAGAAATGTAGATGTTTATGTTGGAAAAGCGAATGATATTTTGAGCAGTTATTCAAAATATGATAACTCATTTAAAAACCAATATAATACTGTATTAAAGCCATTCTTAGCAGAAGTAGAAT